ACTTGGCTCCAGACTGGTTTATGTAAATACAAATGAAGGTAAATCAGGAAGAGCTATGACTCGTTTGGGAACAGATGTAGTTATTGGTTCTGGATACACAGGAAACGGTCCAATTGGAACTGCAAATGCAACAGCATCTGCAACTAATCGTTGGATGTTTGCTACTGGTCCACTAGACATACATTTAGGAAAAGTTGAAGTAATAAACGACAACTTGGCACAAGGTGTAGATGCTAGTATTAATGATATGCGTATTAAAGCAGTGAGACCAGCTGCGGTTTATTTTGACCCATCTTGTCACTACACAATGCGCGTAGCAGTACCTTCAATATAAAAAGTTAGAACAACCAAAGCCACTAAAACAAGGAGAACTAAGGAATGGCCACTCAGGACTATGCGGCTAGCGTTCAAGGTGTGTCGATCCGAGTCACTAGACTGGACGCCGCTGGAAACTTGCTCAACGGAGCAGGAGACAGCTACACAACTTCGGCGTTCCTCCGCACATCATTCACCCCAGAGTACGAAGAGGGTGACGAAATTGTAGAGAAGTCAGCAGACGGCACAGTATGTGTATCATACAAAGCCCCTGACACACTCAAAAGAATAACAATGGAATTGGCTATTTGTGAGCCAGATCCAGAACTAACTGCACTTATTTCTGGCGGTTTGTTGCTTCGTAGAAACGAAGGAACATTCAGCTCCCCAGATAATAAATCCGTTGGTTGGGCAGCACCTTCAGTTGGAGATGATCCAACAGGAAATGGTGTTGCATTAGAATGCTGGTCATTTGCTGTTAAAGATGGTCGCCGTGCTTCTGAACAACCATACTTTCACTGGATTTTCCCATACGCAAAACTTCGCCAAAGCGGAGATCGCGTAATCGAAAATGGAATGCTTGCAACCACATTTGAAGGTTACGGACTTGGAAACGTTCTATTCGGAGCTGGACTAGATGGCCGTTGGGAATACCCAATTGCTTCAGAACGCTCATATGCATACGCTCGCTCATATTGGGCGCCACAGGGACTAAAAGGTTTCTACAGATGGCATCCTAATTTGGCAGCAAATGTTAACAACAAATCTTTAACAAGCAACATTGCTACATTGACAACTTCAGCTGCTCATGGTTTTGAAGTTGGTCAAAGTGTGACCGTTGCTGGTGTTGATTCAACATTTAACGGTACTTACACAATTACTGCTGTTCCAACTACTACAACATTCCGTTATGCAAAGACTGCAACAAATGTTGAGTCTACTGCTGTATCTCCAGTAGGAACTGCTGTACGTAATGCTGGTTATGTTGCTGTGACAGATTTTGCTTCACAGACTTCAACAACAAGTTTCAACGTCCCAGGTAGCGAAGAATATAATGCCGATCTACCAATCGACTTTATTATTGCTTCAACCGAGGATCCAACTTCGTAAATTAGATTACAAAGTGGGCGATGTGCTGCATGTGTGTATAGTACACGCAGTCATCGCCCCCTTTTAATTTATAGAGGATGTGAGATATGACCACAAATTTATGGACTAACGTAGAAGAGTTAGATGACTATGCTAACTCTGATTACGCATATGATGCTGTAAAAACTGCATCCTATCTTTTGTGGGCTTTATCTGGAAGAAAATTTAGCGGTACTACAACAGTTACCGAAAGATATACATGTACTTATGATCCATATCTTAGAACTGGTGGGTCTTCTCTTAACTATTGGCCAGCATTAATCGATGGCTCTGTTTACAATGTCCCTGCTGGTGGTGGCGTTGATAGAGGTTCAGCTCATGATTTAATGGCTGACGGTACTTCGGTACACACAAAACTTCGCCTTAGAGGACGTAAAGTTTTAAAAGTTCATACAGTTAGAAATATAGATGGAACTATTGTTCCTCCAAGTCAGTATTTTCTACAGGATCATTCAATTCTTCAAGGAACACCCAACGCTAGTTGGTTAGCGTGCAATATTGAAGTTACTTATACATATGGAACACCACCACCAAGTGCTGGTCGATCCGCTGCAAGAGTTCTTGCAAAAGAGTTAGTAAAACTTTACGAGGGTGATGACACTTGTGCTTTACCTCAAAGAGTTACTTCTATTGCTCGTCAAGGTGTTTCTTATACAGTTTTAGATAATCAAGATTTTATTGATGAACTAAAAACTGGTATTTACGCCGTTGACCTCTTTCTAAGAGCATCTAACCCAGACAAAGCAAGAGCAAGAGCAAGAGTATTTACCCCAGATGTGCCTAGAGCAAGAAGAACTGTTCCAGAAGCTCCTATGGTTCCAACAAGTTCTTTTGATTTAGTAGTTAATGCAGATGGAGGAGCCGTTCTTCTTTATCTTGATGAGTTAGGTGCAGGTTTCCTAACTGAAGATAATTCTTGGACAGTGCACTCAGAAGTTTCTAATTATGACAACACCACTACAGAAACTCTAACTGCATCTACTACTTTAGATAGAAGTTTGGAAACAATAACAGTTTCTACATCTTACAATGACATATTAAATATTTTAGGTCCACGTAATCCTGGTCTTTTAACAGTTATTGCAACACGACCAAGCCTAGGTAACCCTGCGGTAGATGAAATAATTAATTTGGTTGAGAGTAACGCTATTATCCAACTCGGAGACCGATTAACACCTATAAGACTTATATAAAACAAAAACGATAAAAGGAGAAAAAGATGTCTACATTGCCAGATTTATCAGGCGTTAGTCAGGAAGCTAAGGCTTTATCGGAGTTAATGCAATTAGTTTTAGATAAATTAGAAAATGTTTATGATTCATACAGCATGCCTCTACCTGCTCGTAGGTATTGGACTTTTGGCACACCTTCAGTTGATTGCGAACAAGTAGTAGTTTCTTTTAATCAGTTGTATTTAGGTCCTCCAGGAGATGAGGCAACTGAGCCTCGTCGTTGTAGAGATCCTAGAACTGCTGTATTAAATATTTCTGTATCTAGACCAGTTCCAGTAGTTGGTCCAAGTGGTGCACCTCCAACAGCAAATGCAATTATTGAGGGCTCTCTAGCTGCAGCATATGACGCATGGATTCTTATGGAAAACGCTGCTCAACTAGATACTTGGGAGACTTCAGGTTTCGGTTTAGGTGTTATTGCAACTGTATCTGCAATTCAACCAGAGGGTGGATTTCAAACAGTAGTGCTTACTCTAACTCTGGCAGTTCCGTAATGGTTTTTGTACAAAATAAAGTAGGTTACGAAGCTACATTTGATTCAACTAGCGGGCTAATTGGGGTTTGGTCTCGCGCCAAAGCCGAGCAAATAAGGAGTCTTGCAAAAGTTCAAGTTGGAAAAAAGACTGGTCTTCTTCAAGGATCTATAAGAGTTAGTCATCGTAAGAATAGAAACCCTGGTTTACGGGGTCACACTCTTACTATCGAGTCTGAAGTTCCATACGCTTATCTACATCATGAAGGCACTAAACCTCATGTTATTAGACCTAATACTCAAAGGGTTTTAAGATTTAGAGCTAGTGGAAGAACTATATTTACCGAAAGAGTTTTTCACCCTGGGACACAGCCAAACAGATATCTTTCAGATCAATTAAGGAAGGTCTTTTAGTGATATTATTTATTAATAGTGGCTTAAAATCCATTAAGTCAAAGACACAAACTAAAAGAAAGTAGTTAACATGACAACACGATTTAAAGATTTTGGCGGTGCAGATTCTCAGCCAAAGGAAGCAATAAAATTTAAACTACATGAAGAAGAGTTTTTATGTAAATCAGCAATTCAGGGTAAAACTCTTCTTAATTTAGTTGCTAAAACAGAGAATAATGAGCCATCTGAACTTGCTAAAGTAATTGACGAGTTTTTTAGTCAAGTACTAGAGAAAGAAAGTTTGACTAGATTCGACAATCTTTTGAAACACGATAAAAAAATTGTTTCACTAGAAACTCTTGGTGAAATTACCTCATGGCTTATGGAGCAGTACTCAGATCGCCCTTTAACGGAGCCAGAGCCTTCCTCGAATGGGCAGTAGGACTCTGGCCTTATGTTAACGGTAAAGCATTAATGAACGGTATAAAACTAGAAGAGTTAAATTCTGTCGATATGATTGATATTTTACATTACATGTTTGAAGAAGATATGAATGTTCAAAGTCAAGAACAGATGGACGCAAAAACTGCAGTAAGAGATGTAATTTATAAAGATTTTTACAGTTCTTACTATCCTTTTGGTGGTACCAGAAAGACAAATAGTAATTTAAATGCTGCTGGTGAGCCCGTTTCTAACTTTACTGATGATATTAAACCTTTTGATCCAGGAGTATCTCCAATTAGAAAAGGTTACATACCGCCAACAAAGTTTGACCCAAATTCTACCAAGCCCTTTGGTAATAATTTAGATTCCCCACTTAATTAGTAGAAATTGGAGGTGATGATGTATGGCAGTAGTAGGTAGTGCAAGTGTTGTCGTTAACGTCATCACCTCTGGGGTAGACAAGCAACTATCAGGTGCTTTTAGTGGCGGAGATAGAATCGGTAGAGACGCTGGTAAGAAAGCTTCTGCTGGTTTTTCTAAAGGTTTTGCTGGTGGTGGCGGTGGAAGAAGACTTTTCTCTGATCAATTTTTTAAAGAAGCAGACAGAGCAAGAAAAACATTTCAAAGATTACTAAGAGTAGGTTATGCTTTAACTCCAGCTTTAGCAGCATTGGCTGGTATTTTAGGTAATGCCGCTGGAGCTTTGTTTTTACTTGCAACTGCGGCAGGTACTGCTGCTCCAGCACTTATTGTTTTGCCAGCTTCTCTTTTTGCCATAGCTCAGGCTGCAGTTGTAGCAAAAGTTGCTTTAATGGGCGTAGGTAAGGCTATTCAGGCAGGACTTAAGCCTTTAAAAAGTGGTGCCGCAGAAAATAAGGCTCTAGAAAATGCTCTTGAAAGATTAGAAGAAGCACGTATAAGACTTGCTCGTGCTGAAGAAGATAGAGCCGAAATTATTGCTGATGCAAATAAAAAAATTGTAGATGCTGAAGAAGATTATATTGATTCACAATATGAGTCAGAAAAAGCTGCTAAAGCTCTTTCTAAGGCTAGAGAAGAAGCTACAGAAGATTTACAACAACTTAGATTTGAAACTGAAGATGCTGCAATTTCTGAACAAAAAGCAAGACTTGAATTTGAGCGTTCTCGTGAATCGTTACAGCGTGTTCAAGATCTTCCACCTAACTCTCGTGCTAGACGTGAAGCAGAACTTGCATTTGCTGAAGCAGATTTAAATTTAAGAAGGTCTATTGATAAAAATTCTGATTTAAAGAAGGCAGAAGCAGAGGCTACTGCTGCTGGTGTTGATGGATCAGAAAAAGTATTAGATGCTTCAGAAGCCTTAGCTGAGGCTAAAGAAAGAGAGCAAAAGGCATATGAAGCTGTTGGTGAAGCAGCATTGGATGCTGCTAGGGCTCAAAGAGATGCAAATAGGGCTGTAGCAGATGCAGAAAGAGCACTTGCAGAAGCAAAAGAAGATGTTGCTGACGCTGCTAAAGGCGCTAAAGATTCTGTAGATCAATTTGCTGAGGCAATGAAAAGATTGTCTCCCGAAGCTCAAGATTTTGTTAGATATATGTTATCTCTTAAAGATTCTTTCCAAGAACTTAGAGCTGCTGCTGGTAGAGAATTTTT